AATATTATACGGATGGCCGCTTTTTGGAGCGTGAGGATTTTGAATTTATTTTCATAATTACAAATATTGCCATTCAGTACCCAATATATATAGGGTACCGTTCACCAATTGACATAAGACTATATCTGGGTACCGATTGACCAAGTCAATGGCTCCTCCCAAACAATTTCAGATATATGCCAAAAATTATTTCCTCACTTATCCCACTTGCTCTCTTACTAAAGAGGAAGCACTTTCCCAATTACAAAACCTACAGACACCAGTAAACAAAAAATACATTAGAATCTGCAGAGAGTTTCATGAAAATGGGGAACCTCATCTTCACGTGCTCATCCAGTTCGAGGGCAAATACAAATGCAAAAATAACAGATTCTTCGACCTCGTATCCCCAACCAGGTCAGCACATTTCCATCCAAACATTCAGGGAGCTAAATCCAGCTCCGACGTCAAGTCCTACATCGCTAAGGACGGGGACATTCTCGACTGGGGCGAATTTCAGATCGACGGAAGATCAGCAAGAGGAGGGCAACAAACAGCCAACGACGCTTACGCCGCAGCACTTAACGCGGGAAGTAAGTCAGAGGCTCTTAGAGTCATTAAGGAACTAGCTCCTAAAGATTTTGTACTACAATTTCATAATTTAAATGCAAATCTAGACAGGATCTTTCAGGAGCCTCCAGCTCCTTATGTTTCTCCTTTTTCCTATTCTTCTTTCGATCAAGTTCCAGAAGAACTTGAAGAGTGGGTGTCTGAGAATGTTGTCGACGCCGCTGCGCGGCCCCTGAGACCTCAAAGTATAGTAATTGAGGGAGATAGTCGTACTGGGAAAACAATGTGGGCTAGGTCTCTAGGCCCACATAACTATTTATGTGGGCATTTGGATCTAAGCCCAAAAGTCTATAGTAACGACGCGTGGTACAACGTCATTGATGACGTCGACCCGCACTTCCTCAAGCACTTTAAGGAGTTTATGGGGGCCCAAAGGGACTGGCAGTCCAACACTAAGTACGGGAAGCCAGTTCAAATTAAAGGCGGCATACCGACAATCTTCTTATGCAATCCTGGTCCTAACAGCAGCTATAAAGAATTCCTCGACGAGGACAAGAACACAGCATTAAAGAATTGGGCTCTCAAAAATGCGATTTTCGTCACCCTCGAAGGACCACTGTACTCCGGTTCCAATCAAAGTACAGCACAGGGAAGCCAAGAGGGTACACAGGAGGAGGAGAGTCGATCTTGAATGCGGGTGTTCTTATTTTCTATCTATAAACTGCTTCAACCATGGATTCACGCACAGGGGAACCCATCACTGCAGCTCAAGCATGGAGTGGCGCCTATACCTGGGAGGTTCCAAATCCCCTCTATTTCAAGATCCTCAGCCACGACAACCGGCCATTCACAATGACAACGGACATAATAAAGATCAGAATCCAATTCAACTACAACCTTCGGAGAGCTCTGGGAGTCACAAGTGGTTTTCTGACCTACCGAATCTGGACGACCTTACGCCCTCCGACTGGTCTTTTCTTAAGGGTATTCAAGACACAAATCCTCAAGTATCTCAACAATCTGGGTGTAATCTCAATTAATTCAATTATCAGAGCTGTAAACCATGTATTATGGGAAAAAATAGAACAAACTGTGTACGTAGACATGAATTCAGAAATAAAATTCGATATTTATTAATATCAGTTGGTTACAGAATCGTAGAAGTAAATCCTAATCTTAAGAGTAGCGTAAACTGGATTAGAGGCATGGGTACATGCCATATACAACATCAGGGCATTCTCAGAATGATTCTCATATTTCCCTGCCTCTTGCTGATTGTAAACAACATAATTGTTAACTCGGACAAACTTCTTGACCAAGGCCTGTTCCTTTGCTCCATATTGACCACCCGTAACTGTTGCATACCATTTCCTCAACACCTGGTAGCGATCTCGATGAACATTCTTGACAGTAGCGGTGCTGGGCTCGTTGTCGAACATGTTGAAGACCTCTCCAAAATCCTGAGGCTTATCCACAGGCCGTCGATCACGGACCAAGAAGAACATCACATTGTTAGTGTGGTTTTTGGACTTTATGTTTTCATCCATCCAGATCTTACCCAATACATAGACTGATTTAACACAGAAACGTTTCCCAACTCTATGGGTCAGCCCAGTACCGCGAGTAACATCACTAATACACATGACCTTACCTATATGGACTACATCGTGTCTGGACTCAAAGGATTGGACCTTACATGGACCCTCACAGCCTCTTGGAACATCAGGGCTTCTGTACATTCTGTACATTCTGGGCTTCCGGTTCATGGGCCTGTTCGCCCACATGCGTGATTTTGTGACGCGGACAGTGGGGACAACTGCACGGGTTGCATAGGGGCTGTCGAAGTTCAGACGCCGACGCACCTTCGACGCGGGGGTAGAAATGACGATATCGGCAGGACGCTTCGACATAATTCCTAGATCGTAAAATAGAAATTAAATCGCGAATTAAATCGTAACCTACCGTATCCGGAGAGTATTCCTCAGACAGCAGTTGCAGGTATTTTATCGCAAGCATGCAACGAAACCCGTGAACCGTCTCGGGGAACTCGTTTAAAAGTGGATCCCACATTTTTCAAACTGAAACTTAGCAAGGAAGTATTTATAATAAGCGGGATATTTATTTAAGCTTTGAGCGCCGTATATGATTGGCAGACAAGAGTTAGTGGTGGGACCCAAAAAAATTGCGCGGCCATCCGGT